TTCTCATAGAGCTTGCAACACCCATAGCCATTGATTTTAAATTAGACCCTGCTGTTACAGCCATAGTATTAAAACTATGGCTGTAACAGCAGGGTCTAATTTAAAATCAATGGCTATGGGTGTTGCAAGCTCTATGAGAATTCTTGCAGTATCTATATGGACTGCAGTTGCTCCGATACTACCAATGATAATAGCGATAGGGCTTTTAGTGGGAGCTTTTGTATATTTATTTAAAACAAATGAAGAGTTTAGAAATAGTATGCTTGAATCATGGGAAGAAATAAAGGCTGCATTTGTTCCGTTGGTAGATGCTTTAAAAACACTATTTGAGAGTGTAGTAAAGGCGATAATGCCAGCAGTTAAGGAACTAGGCAAAGCATTCTCTGGGATATTAAAGGCAATAATGCCAATAATAACAAGTATTGCAAAGGTATTCGCAGGAGTTGTTTTGGTCATATCAAAGGTAATTGCCAAAATAGCACCAATAATAAGCACATTAGCGATGGCATTTTCTAAAATAGGAGAAGCAATAACGTCTGTAGTTACTCCCGCGGTAAACATCTTATCAGGGATATTAAATGCCATCGTTGGCTTTTTAACTAGCTATGTCATTCCCGTTATAACAAGCATAATTACGGTTGTAATCAACGTGATCACCAAAATAATACAGGTGATTACACCAATAATTACTTTTATAGCTTCTGTAATCGGAGAGATAGTAAGCATTATCGCTAGTCTTGTGAATGCAGTAGGTCCTGTATTTGGCGCAATCAAAAATGTTATTACGTCAATCTGGAATGGAATTACATCGTTTATAGGTGGTGCCATTAGTGCAATAGTATCAATTGTAAAGGCGATAGTATCTCCATTTACCGCAGTATTTAATGCAATAAAGTCAGTTGTTATTGGGGTTGTTGGGGGCATAAAAAGTGCCTGGAGTGGACTAAAAGGATTCTTCTCTAATTTGTTTGACGCAATAGTAGCAATTGTAAAAGCTCCAATAAACGCAATCATATCCGGTATCAACTTCTTTATAAGGGGGCTGAATAAGATAAGAATACCTAAATGGGTTCCTGGTATTGGTGGAAAAGGAATTCACATATCCGAAATACCTCATCTAGCTAGGGGTACAGATAACTGGCAGGGCGGATTTGCTAGGATGAACGAAGGAGGCAGAGGGGAACTTACCTATTTACCTAATGGCTCTGTAGTAGTTCCTCACGATATATCAAGAACTTATGCAAAGGAAAGCGCTAGAGTCAACAACACCTCAAACGGATTTGATGTAAGCGGATTAGGCGAGTATATAGTTACAGCTATAACATCACAGGGCGCGAGATTGGCTGATGGAATAGAGCGAGGAATATCTGGCATAACAATGGTAGCAGATAGGAGAGAAATTGGCAGAATGGTTAGTGATTTAGGTTTTGAAAGGAGGTAGTGTATGGAGATTATTTATAGAAATCACATCGGCGAAGAAATAAATCTGAACAGCGATAATATTATTCTTCAAAGTACAGATCTATTCAATTGGGAGTACACATACACTACTCTTGATGGTAAAAGACCCAAAAGTATTGATTACAAAAGGACTTCAAAAGTTATCAATTTAGAGCTTTTACTTCTTCCTGATTTAGAGATGGATATTTATGCTAAAAACGAATACAAAGAGTTTTTAAACAGACAACTCTTTAATTGCATCCACAAGGATGTTGTTTCCCAAAAGAAAGGGAGACTGTATCTGGATGACTTTTATGTTGAGGGGTTGTTTATCGGCTCCGAAAAAGTGGACAGCCTAAAAGAAATGGGGTTCAAACTTTTAAACCTTAAGTTTTTGACAGATAATCCTAATTTTATTAAAGAAAACACAACGAGTTTTAATCCAGGAAGCGGTGTAGCTTATACAGGTATTGATTACCCTTATAACTATTCATACACCTACACTAATTCAAAACTGGGAAACTCAAGGCTAACTAGAGGACACTTTGCCGAGTCCGAGTTTAAGTTAAGTATCTTTGGTCCTGTGTCGAATCCGAGAATTAGTATAAACGAGAATGTTTACTCTATTAAGGACGATATAGGAGCTGGAGAAGTCATTGAAATAAACTCTAAAGATTTTAAGGTTATCAAAAGAAACCAGAATGGTGATGAAGAAAATATTTTTGACAAAAGAGATGCAATAGAAAATATTTTTAGAAAAATTCCAGGGGGTAATCTCGAAATCAACTGGAGCGGGATTTTCGGCTTTGAACTAACTATATTTGAAGAAAGGAGTGAATATGGTTATTTATCTTGATAACAATCTAAGAGAGATTGGCGTATTAAATTTTCAAAAAATAGATATCGACGTTGCTGGTGATATGGATTTTGAAGTAACGATATCCAGGGGTGATTATACTGATGGCTTAGACATTGGAACAATAGTTGCTGTTGAAGGAACAGAATATGGTGGCGTAATTAATGAAAAGATAAGCGATAGTAGCTCCGGAAGTATTATTTTTAAGGGGAAGTCTTTTAGGGGAGTTTTAAACTCTCACGTACTAATTCCGGAGACTAGTCAGAATCTCAGAGTGTATGGATCTATGGGAATGGAAATAGATAAACTTCTTAAAAGAGTAAATATACACTCCCACTTTTCCGCGGACCTTAGCGATACTCAGCAAGTTTCTGTAACCTTAGATAGATACTGCACTGTGCTTGAGGCTTTGAATACTGTCGCAAAAGCTATAAATAAACGTTTTGAGGTCATATATGTTAGGGGGAAAGAGGGAACTCAAGGCACTATCCAAATAATATTTAACGAGATAGATGATTACTCTAAAGAGATAGAACTGTCAGAAGATTCTAGGATAGATTTTAAAGTATCAACATCAAAAGGAGGAGTCAACCACTTGATATGCTTGGGAAGAGGAGACCTTGATCAAAGAGAAATTTTACACCTTTTCGTTGATGGTAGGGGTCAAATCACGGAAACTCAATATTATTTTGGAATTGATGAAATATCTCAGGTATATGACTATAACAATGCTGATCATGACGAACTTAGAAAGTCAGGAATTGAAAAACTAAAAGAGCTTCAAAGTAAAGACACAATGAACCTTAATGTTGGCAGATTAAGCATTGATACTGATGTAGGCATAGGGGATATTATTGGTGGAAAGGATCATATCACCGGAGCCTTTGTTAAAAAACCAATAGTCAACAAAATTTATACTGAGGAGAATGGCAATCTAAAGATTGACTACAAACTGGAAGGAGAAAGCTAATGCAAATAATAACAGGAACAACAGGAAGTCCCCATATAACCGCAGACCAAGACGCGATGTGGCATAAGGGTATTTGGGCGGATGACTGCATTATTAAAGACGGGAACAACATGAGCCATACTATCCAGTCTAATAATGAAATAAGGATAAGGGACGGTATATGCTCAATTCAGGGCAGATTCGCTTGTATCGACAGAGGAAGTTATGAAACTGTAAGAATTGATAACGGATTGCAGGGGCAAAGAAGAATTGACCTTATCGTTATAGTCTACGAAAAGCACAGGGATACAAACTACGAAAGCATGAGCATTGCAGTAAAGAAAGGAACCTCAACAACTGGAAGTCCCACAGCTCCGTCATACACCAGAGGGACGATTGGGGTGGATAGGAGGGTTGAAACGCCCCTGTATGAAGTACACTTAAATGGACTGTCAATAACAAGTGTAACAAGTAGGCTAAGAGTGCAAGAGCCTTGTTCAAGCTTAGCGTCAAAGATAAGCACACTAGAGAGCTTCGAGAACGGAACGAGGGACTATATAACCTCCGTTGCTGATTGGAATGCTTCGGGAATTACTGGAGGCAAAATAATTAAATACCACTCTGGAAGATGTGAGATATATGGGCAGCAAACACTATCAACCAATTTTAGTGTTCAAAGAGTTACAAACATATACTCAACTGAGGCGTTAACTTTAAATTTCCCTGTGACATTTAAGAGTAAGCCTACTGTCACTGCAACAATAGATGATATTAAAAATCTCGGATTTGTCGGGTACACAGCACCAACAACAACAAAGTCCACATACACACTTGTGAACGTGGGAACAAACGGGACGTATACTTGTAAGGTCAACTGGTACATAGTAGGGGAGGTGTAGGATGCATATGGATTGGACAAATGTAGTTGTGGCTTGCCTTGCCTTTTTAGGTTCTGCATACGGCAGTTTTAAAAGCCACGATAAGATACGAGCGGTAATGGAATATCGCTTAAAAGAACTTGAAAAGAAGCAAGATAAGCACAACGCTGTAATCGATAGGGTATATGCCCTTGAGAGACAGCACAGCACGTGCAAATCAATGATTGAGGAGAAGATGAAGGTGGCAAATCACCGTATAGATGACTTAGAGGAGGAACTAAAAAAATGAGAATTAACTGGAAACTAAGATTAAAGAATAAAACAGTGCTATTTGCGCTAATATCGACGGTAGTAACACTTGTGTATCAGGTGCTTGGCGTAGCTGGCGTAGTTGCGCCGGTTGGTGAGGATATGGTCATAAAAGGAGCCGGGCTAATACTAAATGCTCTTGTAATGCTTGGGGTGCTTGTTGACCCAACTACAGCGGGCATTGATGACAGCGCAAGGGCTCTAACATACAAAGAGCCGAGAGAGGAGATGTAGCTATGAGCAAAGCAGTATATATAAGTGCTGGACATAGTGGTACAGATGTCGGAGCGGTTAAATATGTAACAGAAAGAGATGAAGTGTGGGAAATATCTAACTATGTCGCTGAAGAACTTAACAAACTCGGTATACCAGCATATAGGGATAAGTGGGGTTATAGCTGGAAAGATACAGTAGATGAAGCTAACAGACTTAGCGTAGATTTATTTGTAGAAATCCATGAGAATGCCGGCAGAGGCGACGGTGCCGAGGTTATAATCTATAACTCTGGCAGACAGTATATTGCCGATAGATTTAAAACTGCATTTGCGGATGCTGGGCAGAACTGGCGTAGAACAATAATTGACCCTTCGTTTTGGGTACTAAAGTATACGAATATGCCGGCTACTATTTTAGAGGTTGCTTTTGTAGATAACCTTGAGGATATTAAAGATTTTGACGAACCGCATGAAAAAAGAAATCTTGCTGTGCATTTAGCAAAAGCGATTGCAGACTTGATTGGTGTATCAACTGCTAAAGCAGAAAGCAAGCCTGCAACACCTCAGAGGGCTCAGGAGGCTCAAATTGAGGTTGACGGTGTGTGGGGAAGGGCAACTACCCTTGCAACGCAAAAGAAACTAAATACGGGGTATATAGACGGCATGCTGTCAAATCAGAACAGGCAACTCAAGGAAGCATATTTGTGGAACGCTCATGCAAGTGGCTGGGAGTTTAGCGGCGGCACTGGCGGCAGTAACACGGTGAGAGCAATACAAAGGCTCGTGGGTGCTACTACTGACGGCATAATGGGCAAGGAGACGGTAAGAGCTATGCAAAAGTTTCTCGGTATAACAGCCGACGGCATAATGGGCAAAGAGACGGTTAAGGCATGGCAGAGATATCTGAATAGTATTTAATTTAGGGAGGGTAAAACCTCCCTTATTTTTTTGAAAATTAGGAGAAATTTAAACGGATTAGACGAACAGAGAGAGAATTAGGAGTGATTTAAACGAATAAACAGTTGACACAAAAATAAATATATAGTAATATACGTGTATAGAATAAATTCTATACTCATATGTGCAAAGAGCCTTATTAGTTAAGGATATAGCATAGGAGGACATAAAGCCTTATTAGTTAAGGATACAAGAGGCATACCTTTAAGGTATGCCTAATTTATTGAGAGGGAGAAATAACTTAAATGAAAATAGAGGTGTTTGGTGTTTATCTTGTAGACTTTAAAACAAACTTTGGTGGAGAATTAAATGGTAAGCATTATGCTGTTGTTTTAACAACACCTTCAATTAAAGATAAAACATTTCTAGTAGCACCTATAACAAGTAAAAAACCTAAAATAAGGTATAGAGGTGGGTTTACAATAGATAGTAGAAAATATCAAACGAATCCGAGTTGTGAAAAATGCTTTATAAAAGTAAGAAAAATAAGAGAAGTGGATATAAAAAGAGTTTTGGGAAAACGAATATATAAATTAGATAATGAGGATATAGAAAAATTAAAAAAAGTAATAGCAGGAATATTTGATTTGAATAGTATTTAAAGTAGGGAGGGTAAAACCTCCTTTATTTTTTTTGAAAAAATTTATAAAAAAGTGTTGATTATATATAACGCATACGGTATAATATATATAGAAAGGCAAATAAAAAACCTCACCAAAAAGGCAAGGTTAATAAAATCGCTTTTAAAAGAAATTTTAAAAATCACAATAATCTTAAAAGCGATATACCAAATCATAGCAGGGCTTTAAGCCCTCTATGGTTACAGTATAAACCAATTCCATTTTTAAAGCAATATG